GCGGGTTTGACTTCCGATGAAACACGAGCCAACCCCAAGTGGAAGTCAACAAAATCACAATTAGACGTTGAGTTTAAAAAGTTGCAAAATATGAACTCTGTGATGACAAAAACGTTTGGTAAACAAATGCGAGATTTGAGGAACAATGATAGGAAAACATATCAAGAATTGTTCGTCAAAGAAGAAATCGCTAATAATGTGGGTAGTGGTGCGATCAAGGGTATGGATGGTGACGGCCCGAATAGGTCAGCTGTCAGGATGCGCAGATTTGCTAAACACGATGTTTTTGTTGTCGACACCAATCGATTTATGAAATCTAGATTCGGCAAACGAAAATACAAAAGATATGTCGATTATGTTGGTGAAGATGCTGTTGGTCAAGCTATCCGAGAGTATGGCAACAAATACCCAAACAACCCAATCATTCTTCAGGATGACACCACCGGATCTATGTTATTTTTGAGATACGGAAAATCTGGGATGTTCACCTCGAAATAACTTGACATTTGATGGTCAGTCTGGTATCATACATACTCACCATTACGAACACCCTATACTATGAGCATGTGGTTAGACCAAAAATATATTGGCATATTGTCGATTCATCTTGATCAATTTAAACGCAAAGGCGGGTATAACTTTAACTTCCGGTGCCCGTTGTGTGGCGACAGCCAAAAGAACAAGACCAAAACACGCGGGTACATTTACCCAAACAAGAATGCCTTATTTTACAAGTGTCACAACTGCCAAGCCAGTTGTTCTCTTGGTAATCTGATCAAAGACATTGATCAAACCCTATATAAAGAATACTGCTTAGAAAGATACTCTTCCGGTGAAGGCGGAAGAAAATCACATAAAGAACACGGATTTGTTTGTAAACCTGTAAAGTTTGATTCCAATTCTCCCAAGAATTTAATGGAGAGATTATTAAAGCCTTTAAAAAATTTAGATGAAAATCACGAAGCCGTCAAATATGTGCATTCTAGAAAAATTCCTAGACATAGATATAATAAGATATACTACGTTGAGAATGTTCAAGACCTTAAACAATTAGCCTCTGGATACGATGATAAAATTGTAACAAACGAACCCCGACTAGTACTTCCATATTTCGATAAAGAAAACAAACTTGTTGGTCTCACCGCTAGAGGTATTCGTGGTGAAAAATTCAGGTACTTGAATCTGAAAATAGATGTAGATAACCCTATGATATATGGGTTAGAAACCATCGATACAAGTAAGACTATCTATGTTACAGAAGGTCCAATAGACAGTCTATTTCTGCCAAATTGTGTGGCAGCCAGTAACGCAAATTTAAAAATGGTATCAGAAACATTACCTAAAGATAATCTGGTACTAATATATGACAACGAACCAAGAAATAAAGAGATTGTCAAGAACATGAAGAGTGCCATAGATGTCGGATTTACATTGTGCATTTGGCCTAAATCATATACAGAGAAAGATATAAACGACATGGTACTGAAATCAAAAATTGACCCAGAAGAACTTCTCAACACAATCGCAGCGAGAACATTTTCGGGCCCCAAATTATCTTTAGAATTTAACAATTGGAGAATATGATAATACATGAAAGCAAAACTAATTAGTCACAGTAAGTCGTCAGGGTATTTAATTAAAAGTACATCGCCGTTGGAGCTTATCGCTTTCTGTGCGAGAGTTAGTAACCCAGAGAACCAATTTAATACAGAGACATCAGAGAAGTTAGTCAAGTATTTGGTCAAACATAAACACTGGAGTCCGTTAGAGATGGTCTCGGCGTGTTTAGAGATTGAGACCACCCGCGACATAGCGAGACAGATATTAAGACATAGGAGTTTTAGTTTCCAAGAATTCTCACAACGATATGCCGATCCAACCAAAGAAATGGAATTTGTTATCCGTGAAGCCAGAATTCAAGACCACAGTAATCGCCAAAACTCCATTGATGTTGATGACGATAAAGATTTGCAAAGAGGTTGGGAACTGGCCCAGAGAAATGTTATCCATGAAGCGAAACTCGCATACAAGTGGGCCATCCAAAATGGCATTGCAAAAGAACAAGCAAGAGCTGTTTTGCCAGAAGGTAATACAGTATCAAGAATGTATGTAAACGGAACATTGAGAAGTTGGGTACACTATATAGAATTACGTTCTGGAAATGGAACACAAAAAGAACACGCAGAAATTGCAAGGGAATGCGCTTACGCTATATCGTCGGTGTTCCCTCTCGTTAATGATTTTGTATCAGAATAAGGCAAAGAAATGAATTACGAAATTAAAATTGATTACAGTAGAGATGAATTATTTGATGAGTTGGGCATAAAAAGATTAAAAGAATCCTACATGAAGGATGATGAAGTTTCACCACAAGAACGATTTGCGTTTGTCTCGTCCGCATTTGGAAGTAATGCTGAACACGCACAAAGATTGTATGATTATAGTAGTCGCCATTGGTTGTCGTATTCGACACCGATTTTATCCTTCGGCCGTAGTACAAACGGACTGCCAATTTCTTGTTTCCTGCCGTACCTTCACGACAGTTCGGAAGGATTGGTCGAGTGTTTGTCTGAAGTTAATTGGTTGAGTATGTTAGGCGGTGGTGTTGGTATCGGTATCGGTATCCGCAGTTCAGATGAAAAGTCTGTTGGTATTATGCCACACCTTAAAACATATGACGCCAGTTGTCTGGCCTATCGTCAAGGTAGAACCCGTCGTGGTAGTTATGCAACATACCTCGATATCAGCCACCCAGACATAATTGCGTTTTTGGAAATGCGAAAACCTACGGGTGATCCTAATATGCGAGCGTTAAACTTGCATCACGGAGTTAATATCACAGACGACTTTATGAATCTTGTTGAGAAGTCTATGATTGATTCTAACTTCGACGACTCGTGGGAATTGCGGGATCCAAATAATTCAGAAGTTCGTGAAGTCGTGTCGGCTAAATATTTGTGGCAAAAAATTATCGAGAACCGAATGCTAACCGGCGAACCCTATATGCATTTCATCGATACTTCGAATAATGCGATGCCGCAATACCAAAAAGATTTGGGTTTGTCGATCAAACAATCTAATCTATGTTCTGAGATTATTTTGCCTACGGACAAAGATCGTACTGCGGTATGCTGTTTGTCGTCTGTCAATCTTGAGTACTATGACAACTGGAGCAAGAACCCACAATTCTTAAGAGAGGTAGCTGAGATGTTGGACAATGTTCTTCAATACTTTATTGATAATGCTCACGCGGGAATCAAACGCGCCAAGTATAGTGCTATGCGCGAAAGATCTATTGGGATTGGGGCTCTGGGCTTCCATGCATACTTGCAGAAGAATAACTTGGCGTGGGAAAGTGCTATGGCAGTCTCGGCCAATAACCGAATGTTTAGTTATATAAGTAAGAAGTTGAACGAAGCAAATTTAGAACTGGGTGAAGAACGTGGTGTTGCGCCAGACGCCAGTGGTAGTGGGAAACGATTTTCTAATATGATGGCCATCGCGCCCAACGCAAGTAGTTCTATTATTATGGGTAATACGTCACCCTCCATTGAACCGTACAGAGCAAATGCATATCGACAGGACACATTGTCCGGATCATTCTTGGCAAAAAATAAATTCTTAGATGAACTTATCAAAACAGAATCCGAAAATAAACCGGCAAATTGGTATGATGATGTTTGGAGTTCTATTATTGCGAATGATGGATCTTGTCATCATTTGACTTGGTTAGATGATTATAAGAAAGACGTATTTAAAACATCTATGGAAATTGACCAAAGATGGATTGTACAACACGCAGCTGACAGACAACAGTTCATAGACCAAGCACAGTCTTTGAATTTGTTCTTCAGACCAGATGCACATTTAAAATATATTCACGCTGTTCATTTTATGGCGTGGAAACAAAAGTTAAAGACGCTCTATTACTGTCGCTCTGAAAAGATTGGTAAAGCAGATAAAGTGGCAAAAAGAATAGAAAGAGAAGCTATTAAAGAAATTGACATGAGTGCCATCATTGATGGTGATTTATGTTTAGCGTGTGAAGGGTAGAGAAAAATGACAAAGAAGAATTCTAACGAACTTGTACTAACGGATGAAAGGGAATATTTTAAACCTTTTCAGTATCCTTGGGCTTATGATGCTTGGTTGAAACATGAACAATCACATTGGCTCCATACAGAAGTTCCTATGTTGGAGGATGTGAAAGATTGGAAAAAGAAGATGACAGAGTCAGAAAAACTTTTCCTAACAAACATCTTCAGATTTTTTACGCAGGGTGACATTGATGTTGCTGGTGGATACGTAAAGAATTATTTGCCATATTTCCCACATCCAGAAGTTCGAATGATGCTTATGGGTTTTGCTGCTCGTGAGGCGCTGCATATCGCAGCATACTCGCATCTTATCGAAACTATTGGTATGCCCGAGTCTACATATTCAGAGTTTCTTGAGTATCAAGAAATGAAAGAGAAACACGATTATGTGCTTGAAATTTCTTCAAAGAATGGTGATAGAGCGTCTACCGCTACACATATCGCAGTATTTTCTGCGTTTACAGAAGGGATGCAACTGTTCAGTTCATTCATTATGTTGTTGAACTTTCCTCGCCACGGCAAGATGCGTGGTATGGGACAGATCATCACTTGGTCGATTGTTGATGAAACAATGCATGCTGAGTCTATGATCAAATTGTTCCGCACCTACATCGAAGAGAATCGAGAGATTTGGAACGACGACTTGAAAAGTCGCATATATTCCATCGCCGAAAAAATGGTAGAATTGGAAGATAAGTTTATTGACTTGACTTTTGGTATGGGCCCAATGGAGGAACTTACATCCGAAGAAGTTAAAAAATATATTAGATACATCGCTGACCGCCGTCTGATTTCTTTAGGACTCAAGGGTGTATTTAAAGTGAAGAGGAATCCACTTCCGTGGGTAGAATCAATGATCAATGCGCCGACACATACAAACTTTTTTGAGAACAGAAGTACCGACTATGCAAAAGGTGCTATGATAGGAAAGTGGGATGATGTCTGGGGTGACGCATCTTAAAGAGGAAAAATTATGGCAATGTTTAAAATATTTTGTGAAGACTGTAATACCGGTTACATATTAGATTCAGCGGACACCGAAGAGGCCCCAAGATTTTGTCCATACTGTTCATTTGAGATTGATGAACATCTAATGAAATCTGTTGATGGGGTGTCGCCCACCTTTGATGATGACGGCCGCTGGGGTGATTTGTGGGAATCATCATTTGCAGGATCTCAAGAAGATGATGATTAGATGTCTATCGCAGGGATAGACTACTCAATGACATCTCCAGCTATATGCATATATTCTGGGGATGTCAAGGACATGAACTTTGATGCGTGTAATTTTCGGTATCTCACCAAAATCAAAAAATACGAAACTTCTTTTAAGAATGTTGTTGGGGATTACCTTGAGTATTCTGATGACATGCAACGCTACGATAAAATCTCATCATATTTCCTAGACACAATGTTAGACAACAATGTGACCAAAGCGTACATCGAAGGATACTCGATGGGATCTAAAGGTCGGGTGTTTAACATTGCTGAAAATACCGGCGTGTTAAAATATCGAATGTGGAGTTTTGGTATAGAGTTTGAAACGGTAGCTCCAACAACCATCAAAAAATTCGCAACGGGTAAAGGCAATTCAAATAAAGAACATCTGCAGGAACAATTCCAAAGTGAATCGTCGGTGGATTTAAAGTATGAATTGAATATGACAGAGAAACAATGGAATCCTTCATCGGATATCATCGATGCATATTACATTTGTAAATATGGCGTTAATATGGAGACGGACAATGACACCAAACAATAACACACCACAAGTAGAAAAAGGAATACCGTTAGGATTTCTACACCGAATATACATTTCAGGTGAAATCGGAGCTCCTGAAAATTATATTGAGACCTTTGAATTGCTGCGGTCACTGACTCAAAACGATGTTGTGATTATTCATATGAACTCTGAAGGTGGCCAAGTTCGGACAGTTGTGCAATTCATTAGGTGTATGAAAGAGTGTAAAGCTGAGATCGTCTGTTCAGTTGAGGGTGACTGTATGTCAGCTGCAACTATGATATTCTTGACGGCTGACACTCACGAAGTTGCTGACCATTCGTTGTTTATGTTTCATAATTACCTCGGTGGAACATTTGGCAAGGGTGGTGAGATGTATGACCAAATCCAAGCTGAAAAGTTGTGGTCTGAGAATTTGTTGAAGGACATCTACAAAAACTTTCTAACTGACAATGAAATCTCTTCAATAATAAATAGTAAGGATATCTGGATGCCAGCTGAAGAAGTTGTCCTAAGATTGGAAAAAAGACAAGAAACGGCAGAAGAACCCGAGATTAATTGATGAAAAACTGGAATATAACGTATTCCTAGATTTCCCTTGTTTTATCGAGAACAATGCGTTATTATATGTACTTGAAATTGAGGAATTGGTGCAAATAATGTATAAAAAAAGTAAAAAAATGTTTCAAAAACGCTTGACATTGATGTCAAATTCCCGTAAAATGTCTATTGTAACTAAGAAAACTAATGAGGAAATCATGAAAAAAGTAATCACAACAGCAATTGTTCTCACTTCGGTATTTGTTGCAGCACAGTCTGCGGCCGCCGTCGCAATTCCTGAAGCCGTTCTCGGTAAAGTGACCAAAGTTGTTCCAATTGAGTCTCAGTATGAGACATACATTCAGCAGCAAGTGTGTCGCAATGTGACTGTTCCCAAAGTGACATATGAACCCATCTACGAGACCAGACGGTCTGTGGCAGCGCCTATAATGGGTGCCTTGGTCGGTGGTGCAATCACTAGGGGTATCACCAAGGGTAGTCACCGCAACGAGGCGGCCGCTGTGGGGGCGCTGTTGGGTGCATATACACAAAGAAACAAGACTGTTGAGGTTGAGGTCGGCCGTCGAGAACATGTCGTCCACGTACAAGAACGACAGTGTCAGATTGAGAGTCGCCCTGAGACTCGCACAGAAACCACTGGTTACCGTGTAACTTATGAGTTCGAGGGTGAATCAAACACTGTCGTTATGGACCGGAAACCTGGCCAGTTTGTAAGGTTACGCACTGAAGTGAGCGTCTACTAAGACGCTCCGATTCATTTTTATAGGTGACGTATGGCGAAAAGACTAAGATCAAACCAAGTTTTGGGTATGGGTTCGGAACCGATCTGGGTTGATGAATTCACACAATCAAAGCTTATAGACGCACTCAATTACTACAATTATTGTTATGGTCAGAAAGAAGCGAAAGACTTTATAATCTCTTATTGTAAAGAGTCGAAGAAAGATTCGACTGAGATTGAAAAGATTAAATCTGTCCCCGAATCAAAAATACTCCCGCAAGTCGGCTGGGTCGCTAGGATGTTATCTGTCGGTATGTCTCCCGACGAATCTACCGAAGAGTTCTTTCAGAAATCGTATGAGAATTTATTGTCATATAATGGCCGGCGACTTGAAACTGTTGAGAAGAAAGACACAACACCAAAAATATCGGTACAAGACCGGATTCTTGATCGAGCTCGCGAAGAAGCTGGAGAGATAGAAGGACTGATTGATGATTTCAGATCATCCGGATATACTAAAAAGTATGATATGGAAAAATACTTTAAGACCAAAAATCTGAGTTCCGTAGTCCTATCTAAGATCTGTGAGATGTTCGTCGAGTCGTCCCGAGAAATATCTGAAGCCGTGTCTGGGTCTGATGATCAAGTCAAAGAAGCTTATGGGTATATGCGCAAACCAGAATTGAGAAAATTGTCTGAGTTGTATGATACCATTGTATCTGCCGCTAACAAAGTTTCTATTGAAAACAAACCAGTGAAACGAAAACGTCGCACGAAAGAAAAACCAATACCTCAGATTGTGGCCAAGGTCAAATATCTTAAGGAATTCGGCGACCTCACTAGTCTACCTATAGAGAAAATCGTCGGTGCTTCTCAGGTGTGGGTATATAATACCAAAACAAAGTTGTTAGGTGTCTATAACACAGACAATGCTAAAGGACTAACCTTCAAGGGAAGCACACTCAAAAACATTGACGAGAAAACTTCTGTCGGCAAGAAACTAAGAAAACCTGATGTCGTAATACCAGAGTTGTTGTCTGCCGGTAAGATTAAGATGAAAAAGATCTTACCTGAGTTGACTACAAAGGAAATTAACTTGACAGGCCGGTTTAATTGTGATACAATAGTACTGAAAATTTCATAAGAGTAAATATATAATGATTCTAGTGGACCTCAATCAAGTGATGATATCTAACTTGATGATGCAACCCGATATTAGTAAACGTGTCGATGAGAATGTTGTACGACACATGGTAGCAAATACCCTAAGATCGTACAATGTAAAATTCTCCAAAGACTACGGCCAAATGGTGATATGTGCAGACGACAAAAGGTATTGGCGCAGAAAAGTGTTCCCATACTACAAATCTAGCCGCAAAAAAACGCGAGACGAGTCACCATATGACTGGGCTATGATCTTCGAGACATTACACAAAATTAAAGATGAAATTAAAGAATTCTTTCCATACCCCGTTGTACAGATCGATGGTGCTGAGGCTGACGATATCATTGGGACACTGTGTATGAAGAATGGTAGTCAAGGATTGCGCACTTTCAACACAGAAAAAATTCTTATCTTATCTAGTGATAAAGACTTTATGCAGTTGCAGAAGTTTGTTAATGTAGAACAATATAGTCCTATGCAGAAGCGTTTCCTCAAACCAGAATTTGGTGCTCAGGCCTATTTGCTTGAACACATTATTCGAGGCGACCGTGGTGACGGTATCCCTAATATTATGTCATCCGATGATACGTTTGTCACCGAAAGTCGACAAAAACCTATAAGTTCTAAGAAACTAAATACATGGTTAGCACAGTCTCCGGAAGAGTTCTGTAATACAGAAATGTTGCGCAATTACAGTCGCAATCAAATGTTAATTGATTTGACAAAAATACCAGAAGAGCTTCAAGAACAAATTGTTGATACATTTGAATCGTCTCCGAAACGTGGTCGTGAAAAATTGTTTAACTATTTTATCAAGAACAAGATGAAACATCTTATGGAACACCTACAGGAATTTTAATTATGTCTATAGATTTAAGTCGAATGACAGTCCACGAAATATTTCAACATATTTCGGATTTGAAGCCAGCTTCACGGCCGCCAGCTGTCAAGAAAATAACCGAAGCATACCCAGCAATCAAATTGTTTCTTATGTTAGGATTTAATAAGAGTTGGAAGTTGGATCTTCCGGCTGGCGACCCACCATACAAGCCTCAAAATTTACCAGAGAATTTTGGGTATACTAGATTGGGTAAAGAATATAAGAAGTTTAATTATTTCTTATCAAGCAAAACGCCACAGTTGGATCCCATAAAACGTGAAAAGATTTTTGTTGATTTTCTTGAATCTCTTTCCGAAGAGGAATCTAAGGTTGTGTTAATGATCAAAGATCAAAAATTTAAGTATAAGGGGATCACAAGGAAACTCTTGATGGAGTGTATTCCTGAAATTTTTAATGGTGAGGAGTTGGGAAAGTCCAATGGCTAGAAGTAAGAATAGAGACACTTATAGAGGATTTCGAGAATTTTATGACTCGTATGATGGAGAAATTCCTAAGAAGAAAAAATTGGCAGAAAAAAAAGGCCGCGGCCGTGCAAAAATAACAGAAAAACTCCAGCATATCGATATAAATAATATTAACGATGAAGACTTTGACGATCTAGAGGATTATTAATATGGACAAGGATACACCCATTTGGTTAATACTAATTGTACTGACGGTGGTAATTGTCGGACTACCACTAACGATACTCTGGACACTCAACACGTTGTTTGGTTTGAACATCAACTACGGGTTTTTTGAATGTTTAGCTGCGTTACTTTTATATCAATACTTCGGCACAAATCGGCAATTTATATCGAATGCTTTCAAAAACGATGATGGCATTCTAAACAAAGCAAACCGTGAAAGGATGAAATAAAAGGAGAGAACATCCCATTTCGTAATGTGAAAAAGTAAAACTCACTAATCGAAAACTAGGAGACTTGCCTATGGTTGAATACCATATAGAAAAACTAAAGAAATACTCTAATAAACTCGGGCACTATGCTCGCAATCTATCAAAGAAGGGTAAGAACGGAAAGGCGTATAAGATGCAAAAAAATCAAGCATCGATTAACGCTTCCATAGAACAAGTCAAAAGGGGGTGATCCCATCTAACGAGTGCCTCGCAATGAGGCACTCATCTTAGGAATTATAATATGAATGGAAAAGGAAGCCGAAGAAGACCTACATCAAAAGAATCTCAATCGAGTTTTGATGCACAATGGGACCTAATCTTTGGAGGAAAAAATATGAAAGCAGAAAACCCCCACATAGAAATCTCAAAACACACATCCGTCAATGGTAAATTGGAAGCTATTGTATTCCGAACTAACGATAGATATTTTGTTGAGTTATTCGAACAGTCTCGATACATCCGTACCGTAGACTGTAGTGGACACAACATAAACTGGGCTGAAGATGTTGCAGAAAATTATGTATTAGGCATTTTATTTTAAACAATAGGAGTTATATTATGATTAGAAAAGGCGAGGCACTACCGTCCGTTTTGTTTAACACTCGGGTGCGAGATGAAAGTATTGAGGGTCCAAATCCATATCGATGGGATCTAAAATCAA